CTGCTTCCTTCTTCGCCATCATCTTCTCTACGGCCTTCTTAGTTGAAGGGTCCATAGAGAGTATATCTTCGTCCTCAGGTTCATTAACCGGAGGCTGATAAGGTTGTTGTGGCGGAGCCGCCATTAATCTGAGCTGCTGCTCCCTAAGCATATTAAGATCTTGCTCCATCTGTTCACGCTTACGCTTCTCTTCCTCGTACTTATTCTGAAACTCATTGACCGGCGGATTAGCCGGTGGTGTTGCGTTCTCTATCTGATTACCATCCATACACTCTCCTTATCGTGCGGTAGGGGAGCCCGCAGTTTACCCCTGTTCTCCACCAAGCTTTTGAACCCCATCATCACATAACTGCCTAGGATCCTTAAGCATCTTAACCAACCTAACAATAGTCTTATAACTTCCTTGGTTAATAAGGAACTCTCTGTAGTCCTTGCTAGAGTGGAACTCCTTATCAATTTGGTATACTACATATTCAATCCTGCTGATAAGTTTCGGCCAAGCAGGATCAACCGTTAATGACTTAAGCTCATGGTAAAAGTTCTCATCCAATGCCATGCTACCCTCCCATAGGAGACTGATGCGGTAACCCAGTCTGTGGGCTTCCCGCACCTTCACCAGGCTTAGAGATAGGCGGATGATCCGTAGGAGTAGAGCCTTCAGTCTGTGCTTGCCCCATAGCCATCTGCTGGGCCATCTGCATCACCTGCATCATCTTTGCCTTAGTCAGTACGTCTATCATCTGGTCAGGCGGCAAGAACTTCTTAAGGTTGCGCTTCCCGAATATAGAGAAGACTTCCTTGAGGAGCTCAAGTTGGCCTTTGGGATATTCTGCGATGATAGGGTTATTCGAGGCTATCGAATAAAGGTTCATCGTATCCTCCCGCTCAACCACCTTATTACCGGTAGTAAGCGTACCTAACACAAGGAAGTCATAGTCATCGAGCTTGTCGAATGCCGAGAACAATTTAATAAACCGGTACTCTTCTCCAGTCAATATTCGTCCTGATCTTCCCTCTGGTGCATTCTGTCTATACAGATGATAGATACCTTTCAGCTGGTCGCCGAACGTATCCTGGAATATCTGTATCCGGTCTTCATGCTTTACGTTTCCCTCCGAGATGATGGTCTTGACTTCTGTCGCCGTCTTTCTGGTCGGAAACTCCTTTCCCATATGAGGAGAAGAAATACCGGTTTGTCTTTCTACAAACGACATCAACATCTCTACAAACCCTTCCGCTGACTGAGCAGTGGCAGGGAACTGCGCTATCTTTACATCGTTAATATCATCTACCGGTATCATGACTCCGGGTGACAATCGCACCTCTTCAGGTCTAAATGACGAGCCGATCCGGTAGAAACCCCAAGGTAATATCTGAAGCATAAGACAGTTGACCGCAAAATTAAACACATCATTCATAAGCTTGCGGTACGGAGCTATCATCTCAGGGATACCTCGTCCATAGAAACCGCCGGTATCCTTGTACCTATAAACAAAGAAAGGACGTTTACCATCGAAGTAAATGTCCTTAAGATAAAAACCCTTCATGTATGTACGAGTCTTAGGACAGACCCAGAAGATACACTCTCTTTCTACCTTGTCAGACTCCTTGACTGCAAACCGCATATAGCACTCAAGTATCTCGACCTTCTCTTCAGGAAGTTTCTTGACTGCCGCCTGCTTCTCTTCAGGAGTCTTTAGGTTCTGCTCCTTCTCGATCTGTAGGGACGCCTTGACTTTTTCGACGACTGCTTCTGAGTAGAACCCAAGCTTGACCTTCTTCTCGAGATCGTAGAGAGACATCCACACACGATGGAATACCCAGGGGAGCTTATGTATATCATTACCAGACCCTTCCGGAACAATGAAGTCCTCAAGGTTGATGATGTCTATTGCGCCCTTCTCCATGACGCTTGACTTGTCTTCAGGAAATACTATACCGTCAAGTTCCTTATACTCCCTTTGTTCTATGATGTCTTTCTTCCAGTAAAGTTTTGTAGGGCACGTACCGTACTCTACTGTGTTCTGGGCTATAGAGTCCAGGACCTTCTCGATCTCTATGTCATTATCTAAAACGAAGTTCATAGAGTCTGTGATTTCGTCCTTCTTATCTTCACCTTCAGGGGTAACCGGGATAGAATTGAACATCGGCTTTGCGCCAATAGTAGAGAGTTTATACCGACTCTTGATGTTGTCGGTACACATCTCTACAATACCTAGGTCACAGTTGGAAGCGTCCTGCCAGGGGAAGTTATTGTTATCCATCCTGCCGAGGTTGATCTTATGGCACTCATCCCAAAGTTTCTTCTTGTCATGATACCACTCAGAACTAATGGTATCGTTATAACACTTGGTTACCTTATTAATAAGCATCTCTTCCCGATCACCAAGCTCTATAGACTCAGGAGCAAAGCTCTTAGGCTCTGTGGATGTTTCTTCTGGCGGTGCGCCAATTAAATCTTCTGGCATCTAATCCTCGCAATCTTCGTATATGCCCTCACGCTCATACCACTCAACTCCTGAGTTATCTATATCCGGATAGTAGTACTCTTCCGGGGTCATATCTTCTTGCCACCTATGATAAGCTTACCGAATTTCTTTTTACCTTTTTTCTTTTTCTTCTTGTCGGGATTCGTTAGTCCCTTGGCTGATCCGCTTAATAACATTAGACGGTCTTAGGCTGTTTACCGCTAAGCTTCTGTGAATGAGCCCTTGGTTTATGCATATTAAAACCATGGCCAGTCTTACCTTTCTTCTCCGCTCCACTCATCTTCTTGTGCTTCTTTGTAATTAAACTACCCATTTGATTCGACATGACTTATCCTTTCTTAGATCTTCGTACCCTTGTCTTAGGACGGTTATCTTCTTCGTAACCAGACCTATCACAGTTACCCATAGAGTCTTTCTCTCTAGGGAGTTTCGATTTAAACTTCCAGTTATAAGCTTTGCCGTTACCTCGTGTCTTCATCTCCTTCTGCCTCCCATATTTCCTATCATCCTTGGTTTAGCATCCTGTCTTAAGATCTCTGCGTTTCTATGAGAGAAGAGCGATGCTGCTATATACCCTAGCGCATCAACACAATGTTCATAGAGGCCTTCCTTCTCGGGTTCCTCTGTCCTCTTCTCTGCGTAATGATAACCGCCAGCGAAGGCGTCTATCAAGAATAAACATCCTCTCCGGTTCATTACGAGGCTTGGACTATCGCCATGCCAGGTTTGCAAGAGGCGCTGAATAATCTCAATGCGAGCGACGGGAGAGGATTTGCGGGTGAAGACGTTTATGCCGTTCTCACGCATGATGTCGGCTGAGGTCTTGCTCCCGGTTTTGTCGCTTGTCTGGTTACATGCGGGATCACCGTAGTAAACAAACCTGCTTGCTAAAGGAAAATCTATATTCTGTATTTTAAGGATCTCCTTGGCGAAGTCATGCACCGTGATGTTCTCGGGCATGTACTCTCTAAGAACGACCCATACATCCTCCTGATTTAACTGAGTAAATACAGCAGCAGGCCTTCTAAAGCCAAAATCAATGCCAACATAAATAGGCATCTCAGTATTATATCTGAGGTCTTTGACATGGAGATCTTCTCTAAAGTTTGTGAAGCAGGGTTGCCCACCCTCGGTGAAACCCCAATCACCGTTAAGGTATTTCTTAACCCAGTTGGGAGGGTAGTTCTTTTCCAGACTCTCTATGTAGTTCTCAGGGAGATGCTCCTTGTTCTCATAGGTCGGAGCATGGAACTCCTCGAAGTCTTCCTTACGATTCTGTACGAACCACTTGTATACCCAGTGAGTAACGTTCACAGGGTTGGTGGTAAGGAAGCCGGTTGTATTGGGGATGCCTGGTCTTCTTAGCCGTCCCATAAGGAACTTGAAGGCATCCTCACCAGCCTCTGAAGCTTCGTCTATATAAAAAAATCCGAACTCATCGGATCGAAACTTCTCGGGCGTATCTAAAGAACGAAAAATTATTTCACTGCCGTTAATAAGATAGAGATGCTTCGACTGCTTGTTAAAGAACTTAACCAGCTGAGGAGGTACAACCCTTTCAAAGAACGTCCGCATCGTAGAGTCTTCGAGCTCTTGATACGTCTTCCTCGCCACAACGCCGAAGTTACCCGGATGAAGAAGCGAAAGTCTCAAGGCCTCATGACACCCGGCTAAAGTCTTACCGCTACCCAGCCCTCCCCTATACAATCTATACTTTGTAGGACTCAGATGAAATTTTAACTGAGTGGGTAGGGGGCTATAGTCAATTTTGATTTCCAGCGATTCTTGGTCGTTCATAATCCATTCTGACGTTGGATGAATACCGGGCGTTCGCTCCCCTGATAGAATCAGTAAGAATATTTCTTGCATCCAGTTCTACTCGGTCAAGAGGAACTCTCCCTTTGAATCGGCCATTCTCATGGACTATGACTTGCGGCTTGATGGTGCTTTCATATCTCATAAGCACCTCGGCCTGAAACTTTTTTACTCGAAGATATGGGTACAGAATAGACGCAAGCTTCGTGGCTTGCTTACACCTGGCCGAAATTCGATTACAACGCTGACTCTTATTTAAACTCATCTTTACGCCGAAGGATGCCAGGGTATCCTTGATCCACATAAGGATGTCAACACAGTTATTATTTATGGTTATCTGAGGTTGGTGATACTTCCCCTTCGAGATAACTATCGTGATAGAGCCCTCTCCATCAACAAACCCTGCTATATAGGACAAGTCGTTTTCTATCATAATGGGGGCTCTTCTTTCTTAGTTTCATCCGTAAGGGATTGTAATCTATTTTTATCTGTAGAGATTCTTCCATCACTGCCCTTCAAAGCATCGAACGAGTAGATGATGTTTATATTACTCGGAGCCTGATTGTCGCTAAGCTTATGCTCCAACCTATCGAGTTGTTTACCCGCCTCAAGAGCGTCCATAGCCGAGACCTTATCGTAGTTGGCCCTCTCGATGATCTTCCAATAAAAATGCGACCGATCACGTTTCTTATACAACTCCGTGATGATCGCATGGTTCTCTATGGTATGACGGTCCTTTATCTCATACCGTCTCTGAATATCATTCCAGGGGATGCAATGAACATAATCCTTCTCGATGTCTTTACGATCAGGATGCCGACATATATAACACTGGGTGACATGCTTCTTTAATGTGGTGAGACTGATCTTATCACCCTTCTTTGGCATAATCCCTCCTGTTGACGTTAAGTATACACTATAATCTTAATAAGTCAATAGACAATATCTACCTTTTGTCAGGAAAGAGAGTTACTACCCCCGAGAAATCGATCATTTTGAGCACGAGAGTCACAGATAATACGATAATATTCCTAACAAAACCATAATAAGTGTGACAGAATGATGATACTCTAACAGATCTGATGCTAAGAACTAGCTTTTATCGCTTAACATTTTTGGATTTGACTTAGGATATGGGGATAGTGTAATCAAAGCATGGGTACCCCTCGATGGAGGCATAGGGGTGGTCTATGATTCTATATGATTCTATAGTGATGAGTCTATGAGCGTCTACGAATGGCGAAGGGGGGACGGCGAAACGGATAACAGCCGATAATAAATAATCTATAAACCTATAACGCAGTTAAACTTAAAGGAGAATATCATGAAGATTATTGAAGAGAAGTTAGCTAATGGTGATGTGAAGGTTAGTATTGAATTTGTAGCGGCTTCTAAGGCTACCGCAAAGCTAAGCTCAACAGGAAAAATGAAGGCTGGTTTAGCTACGGGTTTCACCTCAACGCCTGAGGGAAATGCGCTCAATATATACTATGGTTATAGAGTATAAATATTGAGTACATACGAAATAAGCGGATTATATCAGTTCAACGATATAGTCCGCTTTTTTTTACATCATTTATCAGTATCAGTTTATTGGCGTTTTTTGCGGTTTAGATAGTGTGGCCTTTTGGCGGCCTTGACTGCGGTTTAAATGACCTTTTTTGCGGTTCTTTTGCCCTTTTGCGACACTTTCAAGGCGCAAGGGTACATTGACCTTGCTTTTTTTGCGTTCGTGCCTTAAATCGGCGATTTCCGTGAGTCTGTACTCAGGTAATAGATATAAAAATAGCCGTAACGAAGCGTTATTCTGCTCTGTTACGGCTATTCTATTGTACTTAGCTCATTACTGTGGTTTAAACNGTAGTCTTTATTCCTTAGTAAACGATGCTATATCTCTTACTGAGGTGAATATGTCCTTACCTGCAACCTCCTTAGCGTGTTTGACTACGACTGAGGCTAAGGCACTGCTCTGATCTGTGCTCACCGCTACATCGTCTACTACAACTTCATTCTTTGTTTTGTCCACTATGAGGACATTGTACACATAAGTCGTCTTTGCCATTGTGCTCTCCTGTTCTATGAGTTCAAATCTACTTTCATTAAAAAGTTCACCTGTAATCTCTTTCAGGGTAACTTCATCATGTACATAGCCAGATATGGTATATATCTTACCGACTATTGCCCCTCTCCAATCCTCTTCTGTCCTCCTTACTCTGTCCCCTGGTTTAAACACTTAAACCTCTTTTCTAAGTACTCAATCATATAGCCTGCGTACTCTTTCAGGAACTCTTTGCCCTCAAAGTTGAATACTTCCTTAGGCTTAGCCTTATTATAGGCTCTTTTGAAGCGTTTTAAGCTCTGTTCAGTGACCTGAATGAACTGTTGCATCTCTCTCCTTTCATTCGTATTTAGACTTACCAAAGGCTCCCTTAGTAGGCTGTTGAGTAGCTTTGTACTGTGTGCGCCTCAGATCAATCTTGTCCATAGCCTTATCTAAGTCTGTAGCTTTGCCCTGAGCTTCTTTGAGCTCTTCTGCCTTACTGTGGCGGTCAGCCAGATTCAGAGCCTTCTTCTCTTGCCACGCTTCATAGATGACCACAACTAAGCCAAATACTATGATTGAGGCTACGATTAAACATGCCCAGAGTACAATAGCCCTTGTGCTCAGGTCATACCATACTCGGTCAAGGTGCTTTGTGCCTATAGCATAATGACCGTACAACTGTCGTTGAAATAGAAGGTTCATTCAGGTAACCTCCGCTTGAAGTTCATCGGTGGCTCATCATTGTCCTCTTCGTCATTGTGCTCAACTAACTTCTTTATCTCTCCTGTTAGACTCTTTAAGAGCTTCTTGGTCTTTTCAGGGTCATTCTTGAGCATAGCCTTGACGTTCTCAAGTAAGTTCTTAGCTACCTCACCCTGATTTCCCTTCATCTGACCACCAAGCACCTGAGTTTTGATGAACGCATTAGCCCTGTGCTTAATTATCTGCATAAACTTGCCAGGCTCTCTGTGCTCTTCTTTCATGATGTGAAGCACATTACAGAAGTAAGCCCAAGCTAAAGCACACTCAAGGTCCTGAGGTAACATCTCATGCTGACCCTCTCTACTGCCTATGGCTAAGATGTCACTTATCTCATTGCTTATCTCTACCATCATCTGGTGTAACTCCTCCACTGTCTTTACTTCCTTCTGCACTTTTAGGTTGACCTGCATTGTCTTCTTTCCTCCGTTTAGGTGGGTGTGCTCCCCAGATACTACCACTTACACAATCAACTAATCTCTCTTCGCTCATCCTCTCCTCCATCGACCTCCGCATTGGTCATCATTCTTACAAGCATAGCAGAGTCCCTTCTCCGCATCTTTGACCCTATTGAGCTCTGCCTCTTCTTTTTTGTTCTTAGTCTTGAACGCCCACTCGTCAACCCACTTCCAATACCTACAGTTGCCGTGTACATCTCCTTCCATGATTACTCTCCTATTTTGACTACCTGACGGTTATACTTACAGTGCTTCTGAGCGAACTTCTTTGCCTGCTCTTCTGTCTTGAACGTAGCTACTCCTGCACAATCACAAGAGTCTATAGCCTGTACTAAGAAACACTCCCCAATATTGTCTGCCCACTCTATTATAACGTACATTGTACTCACCCCCCTTCGGTTATGGCGTCCCCCCATACGGGACGGCTAAAGACTCATAAACCTTTTCCCCAGAGCCGTACTCACTTATCTGGGGGGCGGTACAATGAAATACAGCTCTGGGGTTTACGCAGTTACTTCTGCGCTATTGGACTGAAGCTTATTGCCTTGAGATCAGTCTTCGGTATAATCTCGTTACCGAGTATTTCTCTCATGATCTCATTCGCCTCACCTATGGTCGTTGACAACCACATACGAGAGATGAGCTTACTCTTAAGCGTCTGGCTCGGTGCGTTCTTCTCGATGACACTGAGCTTCTCGTGTAGCTCAATAGCCTTAGGGTTAGCTTTCTGCCTTTGAGCTTTGTGGTCATACTCGTAATCATTTGCAGGAGTACCGTCAATTTTTAGCCCGCAGTCGAGTATCCTATCCTGAGCTTTTGATACTTCTTCCAATGCTTCTGAGCTTTTCTTTTGTAGCTTCTCAAGATCAGCTTTAAGCTTCTCATAGCCAACACTCTTACAGTACGCCTCAATTATCAGCTCTTTTTCGTGTTCCATAGCCTGATGATAAAGGCTCTCCTTATTAGCAAACTCTTTCTCTATAATCAGAGAAAGAGTCTTCTTCGCATCAGAGGTTAAGTTCCCTGATGTGTTGAGTGGTAAGTCTTTTATGCTCATTGTGGTCTCCTTAGGTTATCCTACATGCTCATGTATGTCGTTTACTGTGTCTTTAATGTCTTCGAGTACAGTCTCAACCTCTTCTCCTACTTTCCGAGCTATCATGTCTTCATAGACCTCAGCGAACTTCTGCTGTGGTGTCTTGGTATCAACTTCCTTGTCCAGAAGGTCAAGCTGGTTCTTCATAGACAGAGCGCTCTTGAGCAAGTCTTCTGTAGTAAGTACTATGTTCTGACCATCGAATGTGATGTCAGATATAGCATAGAGCTTTGACCGCTCAACACATTCCCTGATCACAGCAGGTATCTTGCCTGCTAAGGTCATGCCTACCGCTGTAAGGTCAGTCTCTTCTTTGATGAGCCCACGACCATAGAGCCTTACCAAGCGCTCTACTGCCTTCTCATCAGGCGGTAGTACGTTGATCACAGCGTCAAGCCTACCTGGTCTCATCATAGCCTGATTGATCTTGTCTGCGTGGTTAGTGGTTAGTACAACGATGATTTCTGTGTTTTTGGACTCAATACCGTCAATGACGTTGAGTATGTCGTCCATCTCCATTGTNCGCTCACCNTCNACCACACGNTCAATATCTTCACAGAAGACTACAGCTGGCTGATACTGCTTGGCGAAGTCTACCATCTCATGAAGCTCATTAGCTCTCTCGACCATGAGGAACGTCCANTTGTTCTCTTCACAGATCTTTGCTGTGGCTGATGAGATTAAAGTCTTGCCTGTACCGTATTTACCTGAGAGGAGTATGCCTCTCTTGAGCGGTATGCCGAACTTCTCGCAAGCCTGTTTGTTGCGGATAGGTGCGAAGAGGTTTCCTGATACAGAGTCCTCCACTTCCTGAGAGAGGATAATCTCATTGACCTTTGTCTTTGAGGTGTCAAGGAACTGAGGCATAGGCATGTCAACCTTATCTCCGTCCTTATCAATGAACTGTATCTTAACAGCTTTGCCCTTATATATGCTCTCACTTTGTACAAGCCTCCGTGTTATAGCCATGAGGTCACTTATGGCATCTGCGTTCTTACGCTTTACCACAGCCTTTACTGCGAATATTCTCTTACCGTGGTCTTCTCCCATGCCTGTCTCAACGTATCCTTCAATACCAGGAAGCTCAAACCTACCCCATGGTACTAAGGCTGTCTTGCCTACCCCTGTCTCGATCTGTATCATCTTAGGCGGCTTCTCAGGTGAAAAGAACCCACCTGGTACTGTCTGAGCGTCAGCCCAGCCGAACTTCTCCGCTATTGCCTTCTGGAACGCCAGAGCACCGTCCCAGACGAATGCTTTGACCTGTTCTATGATCTCGGTCTCTTTCTCTTCAAAATCTCTGCGCTTCTCTAAGTCCTCTATTGCCCTGTCGTATGACATGCCCTTTGGTACGATAATCTTTGTGCCCTCTCTTACGATCTCTGCCACATCTCGCTTCTTCACCTCTTTCTTGCTCTTCTTTTCACTCACGTCGCCCCCCTCGGTTGTGCTCTCCCCAGAGCTTTTGACTGCCTCAAAATCTGTTTCTTTCCAAAACCACCCTCCGCTACCGACTAGCCCCTCCCCCTGATCTTCTTTGATTTTACAGACTCCATCTATACTGACCATGGTGACTGTCTTACCTCTCCACTTATCCATCTTGCCCTCATCATTCCAATGACTGGGTATCTCTTTGAAATCCTTTATCCTGTACTTCTTACCCACTACCATTTTTAGCTCTGCCATTACCCCCCCCCTATCTGTCCTCCTCTATGTCTCTGTCAC